TCTCCTGTCCATCTATTCTTCCATACAACTACGTCTGTAGTGTTTCTTTCTATATCATCTTCTGCTAGTCTATCTCTCTTTAATCCTACTACCATGTTAGCTAACTGTTCTATACCAGCCGTACCTCTTATCTGTCCTTGTCTATTGACATGAACAACAGCTAACAAACATATTCCTAATTCTATTGTTAAAGTTTTTAACTTTGTTGCGATCTCATCAAGGATCTTTCTTTCATCTGCACCATTACGTCCATCACTAACTATAATACTAATGTGATCTAGTATAACAAACTTACAATCTAAACCTTTAGCATAGTATCTTATTTTAGCTAACAGATTATCTATATCCATTGATCCAAATGAGTCATAAAAATAAATACGATCATCAGATAAAAGACGTTTACCAAACTCTTGTCTATCTTTTGGTTCTAAAACTTTCTTAAACTTATGTGCTGGTATATTAGCTTCCATTGCAGTTAAACCAACACTACTAATCTTTGGTGTTTCTTCTAAGAATAGTGTACCAATATTTTCTTTTGTACTCTTTAATAGATTAAAACATATCTCTCTAAGAAAAGAAGTTTTACCAACACCTGTTTCAGCAGTTACGATAACCATCTCTCCTTGTCTCATACCGTCTGTAATTCTATTCAATCCTTCAAATGGATAAGGAATAGATTGCATATCATCTGAGTCTCCTAATGAAGCAATCATAGAAGATGATGAAAGAATACCATCTGGAATATAAACTTTAGCGTTCCACCAAGCATTGACAAAATCTTGTATCTTATTTTTTTGTAAGTAATCGTTAGCATCTTTCTCTGCTAATGGAACTATCTTTGCTTTACGAGGTGAAAATAACTGAGCAACTTTTTCTGCTGCTGCTTTTCCTGGTTCATCATTATCAAAACAGATAACAACATTCTCAAAGCTATCTAAGTATTCAAAGTTTTTCTTAACATCTTTAACAGCAGACTGAGCACCATTCTTAATAGAAACAAAAGGCCACTTACTTCCAAGCATTTGATAAGCAGACATAGCATCTACTTCACCTTCGCATATGGTTATATATTTACCAGTATTTCTAAAAAGATTTTGACCAAATAGTAATCCTTCTTTTATATCACCTTGCGAGAAAAAGCTTTTGTTAATTACATTTCGTACCTTTGTTCCTACAGGAGCACCACTCTCATTGTAATAAGGGTAGTGATGTGTGTTATTATCTTCTGATACTACAACTCCAAAAAACTTAACAGTATCTTCGAACAATCCTCTAAATGGTTTAGATCTTAAATTTGTTTCCATCTTATAAACATTTTCATTCTTGTTTCTATTATCAGTATTATTTTTATCCCAATGAATTGTCTCACAAGCATAGCAGTAAGTATGACCATCCTTGTATATTGTTAGTGCATCACTGGAGCCACAATCATTACATGGTACGTGTGATTTTAGTGCATCACTCATATAGCCCTCTCAATCTTTGTAAATACCAATCTGATTTATCTAAATCTTCTTTAGGTTTACCTTTGTAATTATATCTCCACAAGTATTTTAACACATTTCCTTTTAAATAGCCAGCAAATTCTTCTTTAGTCATTGAAGCTTCTATAGCATTAATACATTCTATACTACCTTTATTGTAATGTGGTGGCTGATTTACCACATCTTCTTCACGCATGGGTCTCGTTAAAATGTTACTATATGTTGCCATTAATCTTCTCTCCTTACATCTACTGTATAATCTTTTTCTACAATCAAATTAGAAACTATTGTATAATGTATGTCTCCATCTGGTAGTATATGTTTTTTTAATCTAGCTCCTGCTCTTATGCCACGTTTTAACCAGAACATATTTATTGTTTGTACTAATTTTTTATTAAACATAAAGGTATCTTCATTCATTTTTATTTACCTTTGAAATTTGTTTTTGTTTCTTTCAATATAAAACTTTTCTTCATTATCTTTTACTCCACTTTATAGTATCAAATTTTTCTCTGTATTGATCTGATGTATATTTTTGTCTTTCCTTTCTAGCAGAAGGAATAGAAACTTGAGGTCGTCTAACTCTTTGATCTTTTGAAGGTCTTAACCTCTTTGGTTTTCTTATACTTTTTGAAATCACTTAACTCTCCTTTCTTCTATCTCTCCTATTATCCAATAGTATCTAGGTTTAGTTCCCTTATAACTTTCAATTAATATTGCAGGATTATTTCCTGTATCTTCCCAATATTGTTTGCCAGTATACTCCCACTTATGTCCTTGTTCTTTTAATTCTTCAACTCTATTTATAAAATCTGAATTAGCTGTAGCAAAAACAGACCAACCTAAAAGTAATGCAATAATCATATCCAATTATATATCCCCCATAATCCTGCACTAAAGTAACAAATTTCCATCAACATTCTTGGTACATCCTTATCTTGTTTAGCAAACCATATCCAAGCTAGACAAGATACAGATGATACTGTCCAACCAATCCATTGAACAGACACATTGCCAGAGGTAAGAAGTAGTAAAGATGACACTGCACCTACAAAAGCTATCCATCTAAACATACTCATTCCTCCTCAAACATATCATTTAATATTACGTTCACAACTTCTGTTGAATATCCTAGTCTTAACATTCCTATAATAAATTCTGCTTCACCTATCTGATCGTACTCTAGTTTTCGTATAAGCTGTTCTGCTTTACGTTCTCTAAAAGTATCAACGCCTATTATTTTGTTAGGTTCTTTACTGTCCATTTTAGATAATGAAGATTGTCTCTGTCTATTTGTGTCTGATAACTTGCCATAACAGAACAAACACGCTCTTCTTCCTCCTTCTTATCTTTTAAATTTCCTATAGCCCATATCGCATGATTTAACTCATGCTTTACTGTATCTACTAGAACTGCACCTTTTAATTGTTCTTCAATGCGTATTCTTGAATTGATATAACTAAAGTCTCCAAACATCTCTCCATTTAACGGAACACGAAGGATGTCTATATCCATTCCTCCTACTTTTATTGTCATACATGGTTTCATATAATACCTACTTTAAAATTGTTATTTTTAATAATCATATAAGGTTTCATAAAATAAATGCCTTCCAATTCTACCTAAGTAAACAAAATTTTCTGAGTAAGCCCAGTAAGGTTCGACATAGTGAGCATGATAATGAGTAGCTAAATCAAATCCTTCAATCATAACTCCTTGTGTCAACATCATAACAACTCTTTGAACATCTGCTAAAGCACTGATGTCATTATATCTTTCTGGTTTACCATCACACCAATAACTAAAAGCACATCTAAATTTTACAGGATTTCCTTCCCAATATTGTCCATCATGTACGACACTACAAATAGTATTAGGGTATCTTGATTGTCTTACTCTGTTTAAAATTACATTACCAACTGCTATCATTCCTCCAAAAGTTTCAGATCTTGCTTCAAAATATAATGCTTCTACTAGACATCCTATGTCCTCTGGATTATCTTCTGCTTTAACTGTATTAAAACTGTTTAAAGTTAAGACAAATACCAACATAGCCATAAGATAAGTATTATGATTATTATAAGCATTTTGAAACTTTGTTATAAAGAGCTTGTAAAAGTAAAGATTTTTTATCATTATCATTATCATACATATCCTTGTTATCTTCTAAAATATTATATAAATCTTTTATAATACTTTTATAATTAGGTTTAAAGTAATTATTCCAATCATCTCTATGTGTCATCTTCTTCTACTCCTATATTATACTCTGGAATAAACTGATTGTCAAGTAAAAAATTATTACTTTCTAAATTATTTTCTAACCATTCATATTCAGCAATGATCTCTCTACTTGCTGTCTTACATACGCCACAATAATCCCATCTTTTCAATAGCTTATTGTATCGTACTTCACTTTCCTCTAGTTTAGTATTACAACACGCACATCTCATTGTCTCGTTCCTTGTCTCCAATTAAATTCTAATTGGTTTGGATTGTCTATGTATCTTATGTAATCAGATAAACATTCGTTAATATCTTGTAAGGATATTTTCTCTAAAGGTTTTTTAAAAAGATCCATGATAAATTCTGCGTCCATTGTGTCTATCTCCATGTAATTTTTGTACGGTTTAAAGTCCATTGTCTACTCCTTTCTGATTAAATATCCACCATTGGATAAAAATTACCTTATTATACCACACAATCTTTTAAAAGTCAATACCTTCATATCTTTAATATAAGAGCTGTCAGAAACTTTCTGTAAGTTTTGGATGTCAAGTACCTAAACTTTGAAAGAATGTTCTGACAACCCTTCTC